AACTCTCTCTTAAAATAGTCGTAGCTATACGGCATACAATAAAAGTAGGGGAGGATATTTCACCTCCCCTTATAGTTATGGGTTAGATGTTGCCGTAGATAGCAGCTGTAGGCTGATATTGCAGCAGAGCTGTACGAGCCTCACATCTGAAGGTAACTACGTTTTGGATGAAATCTGTTCCGTTGTACGGAGTAGAAGAAACAGACAGACCTGATTGCTGAGCAATTGCATACTTAGACAAATCAAGGATATACATCTTACCGGCAGTAACCTGAGAGTGTGGAACGATAGGAACACCTGCGATTCTTACAACTCCATTAGCATCGATGGTTACACCACCAGGCAGAGAGTAATCAGAACCTTTAGTCTTCATCAAAGATGCCCAACCTGCGTGGGTGATCAGAGCGATACCGGCAGTCCAGTTTGCAGATTGCAACTGAGCAACGTAATCGATGAACTTTTCAGCAGTATTAGCACCAGAAGAAACACCTGCGGTTGCAGAAGAAGCGATAGCGTTGAGAATCTCAACGTTCTCTCTTTGTTGGAAGTCCTCAACGAGTGACTGCTGAAGATATGATTGCAGGAAGAACAGATCATCAAGCATCTGACGAGATACCTTAGCATAACCTGCGAGGTATGTCAGAGGATTGTTAATCATTTCTACGTCATAATCCAACTGACTCTTATCTGTGGCCTCCGTGGACTGACGAGCGAAACTACCTTCACCAACTGGGCTTTTGCCACGAGGGAAAGTTACAGAACCGCCTTGTACAGGAACAATGCTTATCAGTGAACGCAGATGTGGGTTCACAAATGCTCTCATGAACTGATTGTCTGTGTAGCTGATGTAAGCAGAACCAGTCAGGTTGTTAGCGAGAGTCATTGTACCAACAGCCTTCAGATTGATATCGTAGCTGAAGTCACGACCACCTTGGCGGCCTGCTTCCTTAACGATAAGATCGTGGTTCTTTTGAATAGCCTCAACGATACCAGACTTAATTTCAGAGATTTGCTCAGCATAGCTGCCAGTCATTTTCTCTTCGTTTTTAGTAGAAATCTTGCCGAAGGCAGCCTTCATTTGATTGAACTCAGAAACAACCTCGCCGATGCTCTTGTTGCTCTTCTCGATAGACTCATTTAATTCAGAAACCTTGTTCTCGAATTGCTTTGCAGCCTTCTCGTTTTCTGCTGCGAGTGCAGCCTTCTGCTCACTAAGTTTTGATTCCAGAGCAGATTGGAACTCTTTCAGATTTTCCATTCTTGTTTGTTTTAAAATTTTCCTAAAATAGATATAAGTGACATCTCAAGCTGCTTTCCGTCACTCTTCTGCTGCTCTGGTTCTTCAACAGATACCTTAGTGCTTAGTGCTTCCACCGCTTGCGCTAATTGCCTTACTTTAATAATACACAAATCTATTGTTTCATCAGTCACATCTGAGTGCCTGATAAACTTCTCAAAATTACGAATTGTTTCTTTTAACTCTTCGACACAAGTTATTGACTTCATGTTAATAACAGGCGTTGCCTCATTCGCACCCCACGCAGTTAGTGATGAACCTTCGAAAAGCATTACCTCATGGATTTCATTGGCAACATCAGACTTTTGCTCACGAAGTGTACGAAATCCAATTGAATGCTCCTTAATGAGATCTGATTCTACCATCTTGGCGAAGTCTAATCCAAGTCTATGTTTCCCAAGTAATGATTCGTAGTAAAGACCATAATTATCTTCATCTAATACTTCTAAATTACCTAAAGGTGATGCAGGATCATGATTAAGCAAATGTTTTATTCTACCTTTCCCTTTCGGACCCCAATCTTGTATAGACCTCTTGAATGCGCCTGGCATCATTACATCTCCATCTGAATCAATATTACCAAATGCCGAAAAGTACCCTGTAATAATACCTTTCTTAGTGTCAACATCTTTAACTATTAATGACTGTGGTTTGTATTTGTATATCATACTTTTATAATTGTCGTTGTGATTATTATCATGGTTTTCATCTTCATTATGATACTCAGCCATTGCCCTTGCTGCGTTAGCTTCCGATGTATAAACACATTCACCATCTCCTATCCTATATTTTCCGTTGTCGCATCTGTATATTGGCATATTATTAATTTTTTATTGGTGTGAATACTATGTTGTTTTCTTGATCGGGTAGTGGTTCTGAATGTTCATTTTCTTCAATAATTACTGAAGGTATCCCATCAGGAAAAGCAGCGCAACCGCCTTCGATTTCTCTAAAGTGTTGGCAATTAATACATATCAAATCATATACCTGCATAACTATCTTTTAAAATATTTGTCAATTAACAATCCTACTTCTCTTGCGTATTTGCTTGGATTTGTCTTTAATTTATATTCTTTAAACGCTTCAGCATGAAATTCGTCTATATTGGTTGATGCGTATTGACCAATAGACATATTGTAAACGCCTTGTTTATCATTTTTTTGGTTTAATTGTAACATTTCATTTACATATCTTTCTTTTATTAATCTCAATTCTCTAAAATAATCCCTAACATATTGAGGAGTACTTGGATTCACAGCTGCATTGCTAATAGCCAAAACGTGAGCAAATTCATGAGTAACTACCCCTAATTGTAAGTTTATTTCATCTATCGCACTACTAAATCTTGTTCTTTCCGAATTTGGTACAAATGTTATTTCGTTTAATCTTTCATTTTTACTACCAAAATTCATGTTTTTTATTGATGCCTTCTTCAATACACGACCTGACATAGTTACACCAGTTCCAAATTCAACAACCCCTAAGAATCTTTTTGTACTTGAAAATGTCAAAGATACATCACTCTCATTGTCTAAACCTTCACCAACCTTGTATTCATTAAACAATTTTGCTAATTGCTGTGATTTTTTATTAAATTCTTCAGTACTTATCTCACTTGATACCCTTGTTGACGATAAATTTAACCCTGTTTTTTGTTTTATATAAGACAATAGATTTTTTGCCGTTTCTCTATTGTTTTTGCCTATTACAAAATTATTTGATTGCTGTACTGGTTGTTGCTGTGGTATTATTGGTTGCGGTAATTGTGATACTGGGTTAATTATAGGCGCATTTACCTTCGGTTTCATAATCAGCCTACCATTGGCATCTCTTTTAGGTATAAATGCAACTGTGCATCTGCAATTGATGGTAAATCCTGCTGGTGCTGTAATATCTCCAGGCTGCATTGCTGCTACAGGCTCACCTTTCTTACCAGTTGAATTAAAAGGTTCATCAAACCCAACTACCACCCCATCAAGTTCCACATGATCAAATTCATCTTGAGGTATTCTTCGAGTTCTACTATCCCTTGCACTAATCCATTCCTTATCAACTACAAAAGGATGCGCCTCTGCTCCTTTCATGGCTCCTATGTTGGAAGACCTCATAACCTCTGTGCGAACGATTCGCCTTGCTCGAAAGGTAGCATAAGCTAACTGATCATCAGAAAGAATGATTTTTACTATTTCATCAACTCCCATGCCTTCTTCAATACCTTTGCTCACAATATCAAGTAGTTTCTTTTTAGTCGTGCTGGTGATATCTGCCACCAATACAAAACCCTGCTTTAGCAAGAACTCCAACACAGCATCTGTCCATTCACGATTAAATCCAAATGTTTCTGTTTTTTGGTTAGCCTCTATCTTTAACGCTCGATATACACTATTGCCAAATAGTACAACAGATTCCTTGTACATCGCCTCAAATATCTTGAGCATCTCTTTATCCCACAAATCGAGTCCAAGCCTTGAACGTGCAGCATCGACACCGATGGCTTCAATATCTCGAGCAAATCTCTTGAACTGTGCTATAATTTAGTTTCGCACTTGTTCGAAATACTTTGCATCAAGCTGCGCCCGAAGTCGTTCCACCTTTCTCCAATATTCTTTGCGCTGCGCTGCGTTCATCGTATAATCTCATTTTATAGCTATGCCTCACTTCATTCCTCAATCTATGCTCTGTAATACAAGTTCTTTCTGTCGGCAACTTTGGAAACCTATTCATCACTATTTGCCAAATCTCCTCATTGGTTGTTGTTGCTGTTATCATTTGGGATAGTTAAGTCCATCATTGTCTGCTCCAATGGTATAAGACCCTGTGAAACATAAGAGTACTGGTAAGCACCCATTTTCTCCTCATAACCCATTGCAGTACGCTTCTCATCGAAAGTCAGCCAATCTGCTTGTTTTAATTGAGCAACCATCTTCTCCATATCTGCTTGAAGTTCTGGAAGCGCAGAGATGTCGTAGTCAATGTAAACATTCTCACCCAAGCGAGGTACCAGCCATG